TGCTGGCTCTAATATAACAGATATTGCTTTAAGGGATCATGATCAATTGCAGAATGTGCAAGGTGGTACTGCTGGGGAGCATAATCATTTAACAGATGCTGAGTATACACAAATACAGGACAATTTTCATAACTCAACTGTTGGTATACAAGGTGGTACTTCTGGTGAATATTATCATCTAACTAATACAGAACACACAGCTTTAACCAATTCTACACAAAGTACATGGACACCTACGTTTACTAATCTTACAGTAGTTCCAGGTACTGGTGCTGCTTCTTATGCTGGTAGGTATTCTAGAATTGGTAGAACAGTCTTTTTCACTGTTAAAATATCTTGTACTGGTACGGCTACAACAGCAGCAACAGCAGGTACTACTTACTGTAATTTACCTATAGCAGCATCTCAAGATGATTCTGTTACCACAGTAAATAAAACAACATTACTTGGTATAGGTACTGGTGTATTAGACTCAACAAACGATCGTTGTTATCCATCCTCATGGACAGCAACTGGTAATACAATAATAATTTCTGGTAAATATGAGGTTTAAACATGGACGAATACGACGACTATTACTTTGATGATGCTATGCAAGGTAGTGAAGGAGGGTTTGGTGGATATGGTGATGAGTTATATCAAGACCCTACAATTAATGCAGGACAAAACACAGATTACAATTATTTTGATCAGAACCCATCTTTTGGCGATAATATCCAAGGTTTATTTGGTATAGGGAATGAGGGTATTTTAGGCAATAGTCAGATGCCTAATTTTGGTGGTGTTGATTTTGGGTCAGGATTACCACAAGGTAATATACCACAACAACAACAATCTTATGGAGATATGTTTACAAAACTACTTGGTGGTTTGGGGAATATGTTTGCACCACAAAACCAAAAGAAAGCATCTTCTGTTTTAGGAGCTTTACTGGAAGGTTATCAGAATAAACAAAACTCTGCTAGTACTAGAAATATAATCCAACAGCAGCAGCAACAGGCTGATCCTTTTGGTTCTCAAAGACCTTATTATCAGCAGCAACTACAACAATCTGTTGCTGATCCTTATGGTTCTAAGATTGTTCAGGATCAAGTTTCGGCATTAAAGAGAGCACAGGATATTAAGAATGCGGCTGCTGGACGTAGAAGTAATAGTGCTACTACCGATCCTGAGTTACTTAAAGCGATGGCTGATATAGCTATGAAATATCAACAGAGTTTATATCAACCTGCTGGTGCTGGAATCTCTCCAAATATGGTAGGAACTCAGGGACTTATTGATGCTAATAAACAGAATACTCAGGGATATATCAGTCCATTGTTATCTGCTTTAGGGTATAATGTAGGAAGTAATACTAATCAGGGTAATACAGATCAAGCCTTAGCTAATTTTGTTAAGATTATGAGTACTATAAATAAAGGACAATAAATGACACCTATTTCTACAGGTTATCAACCTCAATTTGGTTTAGGTGCTTTATATCAAGGTTTTAATACAGCTAATGCTGATAGATTAAATGAAGAGGAAGTATTAAAAGCCTTTTTACAAAATCAAAAAGAACAGAATGAAGCCCCCTTAAACCAAATTATAAAAACATGGGAAGCTAAACAAGCTCAAGGCAAGATGGATGATCCTGAATATCTTCCAAAATCATTAGAAGGCTATAAAGGACAAATGAATTCTCAGATTGCTGCTGGTAATAAAGGTATGCGTACTTGGGAATCAGATGCTGATGTCACTGTTCAAGGTAATAAAAACAAATTCTTTATGGGTAAACTTCTAGAAGATTGGAATAATGCTAGACTTACTGAAGAACTTACAAGTCCAGAAAATTCTATTGGTTTTGATATGTCTCCTAAAGCCCAATTAAATGGTCAGTGGGGTGGTGAGGGTTTACAAAAAGGCAGACCAACATGGAGTGGTCCAAATCCTCCAGAAAGGGAATTAAGAAATTGGTCAGATTGGGGAAATAATCAACTACCTAATATAGCAAAACAATCTGATATGCTTAAATCTTTTGGTGTTGATTCTCCTACACAACCAACCCCAACTAATGTTTTTGATACATTTAAAAAACCTAATGTTGATAAACTTCAGAACATTCTTGTAAATACGCCAGAACAATTACAAAAACTAGCACAAATTCAAGCTAAAGGTGATGAAGCTTTACAACTTCAAGGTTTACGTAATGAAAGTGCATTAGCTGTCGCAATGCAAAGATTACAGGACAAATCTGGTAAGCCTTTGAGTATGAAAGATACTATTGCTAAAGCTGCTAGAATTATTCATGGTCTAGAACCTGGGGATGTCGAAGCTGCACGTATGGTTATGCGGGAACTTGAGAACTCACAATTAAGGAGTAATCCTGCTGGATATGCTCCCGGCGGAATTAATTTACAAGGAACACAAGAGTCTGGTAAATATCAGACATTCCCTAGTCCTGTTCAACAATCTGGAGCATTGAATATACAAGGTATACTACCTTCTATTAATAGTGCCCCTACTGGAACACTAAGTGACGGAACTAAGTTTACAGTGAAAAATAACAAATAAAGGAATATATGTATGGGTTATGATGTAACATTTGATTCTGGTGAGACGATTACATTTGATCGTGAACCTACACAACAAAATATTGAAGAAGCTTACCAGCAGATAAGTGCTAATAAACAACCTAAACAACAACAATCCTTAGTCAACAAGATTCCTGGATTGGAGAATTCTGTTCCTCATAGAGATATATGGGAAGGTAAAGAATACCCTAATGCATCTTTAACAGATCCAGAATACTGGAAAAGTGCTTCTAAAGACATCATAGAATCAGCAACTGCACCTATTGAAACAGGAATATCAATAGGTACTGGATTAACTTCTGGTATGGCTGGTGGAATACTTGGTGGCTTTAATAGATTGTTTAATGATGGTAATTTTCCTAAGGGTATGCATGAAGGTGCTGAATTATTTACATACCAACCTAGAAGTGAGTTAGCACAAAACATGACTTCTACTTCTGGTGAGCATCTACGAAGAGTTTTAGAACCAATGCAGGGTCATGTGACTGGCTTTGATATTCCACAAGCTGTTGGAAAGGGTGTTAAATCTCCTAAACTTCTTAATGAGAAACAACCTGGTGTAAATATAACACAATCTCTAGAAGCAGCAAATAAACAATATGCTGAAACTAAGATTCTACAAATAGAAAGACAAGAAAAAGAATTACAGCAAAGTATAACTGATGGTACTGCTTCTCCAGAAATGCTTAAGGAAGCTGAAAGACTTTATCAAGAAAGAATACAACTACAAAGATCAATGGGTGTAAAACCGAATGATCCTAGATCTATTCATGAAGAATTAGTAAGAGAACAAAAAGATCTAGAACGTCAGATTAGGGACACTAAACATAAATTAAATACAGAGCCTATTACTGATGATCTTATTAATTTGTATGATGATTTATCTACTAAACTAGAAGAGAATAAAAAAGCATTAGGTGAGAGTAGTTACAAACCACAACATGATGATACTATGTATCAGATGACTCTTCATGATATTGCTGATGCTAGAATTGCTCAAGCATCTCAAGAGAAGGTAATAGCCTCTCAGTATCTTCAAGAAGCAAGAGAAAAACTCTCTGTGCTAGATAGAAATGATCCTAAGAATTCTTCTATGATTGAAGCCTTAGAGAAAGAGATTGCTGCTTATAGAGAGCAGTTAAATATAGCTCCAAAAGCCACAGAAAGGCCCCTAGAAGCTCCTAAAACTGAAGAGGTGTTACCTACCCCTAAGCCAGCAGAAAAAAGCCTCTCTATGAAGGAAGTGGATGACATTATGATAGGATTTAATAAAGAGAGAAACACTCTTTATGATAATGCTGGTTCACATACTGATTGGGATATTGTTAGAGAGATTGAGGGTTTAAAACGACAATTAGCTGAGGAAGAAGCAATTATTGGTCTTACTCGTAATGATGATGGTAGTTATTCTTTTAATAAAGCAGAACCAAAAGGACCACAATATCCTTTAGGTCATCCTGAACTTAATAAAGCTACACAACGTCAACTTAGTATATATGAATCTATAGAGGAGAGAATTCTCAATAAACTAAAACAGTTTGAAGAGTCTAGAGCTACTGGTGGTTCTCATGATAATGATGTTGAATTGGCTTTAAGAAAACAAAAAGAATCCATAAGTGAGAAGATTGATAATTTATTAGAATTTCAGCAAAAATCCTTAGATGCCGATTATGTTCCTAAACCAGAAAAACCTATTACTCCTGAACAATTAAATAAATTCAAGAAAAATATAGCTAATCGAATTATAGGTTTACGTAAACGTATTAGTAATATTGAAAACACTGGTCCTATCTCTGAAAGTGGTAAAAAATCTATTAGTAGAATGAAAGACCAAGTTACACAATTGATGAAGTCTTTAGATGATATTGATGCTAAGTACAAAGCACAACAAGAAGCTGCTAAACCTGTAGATGAACTACCAACAATCAATCCTGAATTATTACAGGATGAACCTGTTCGTATCAACAAATATGAATCTATTGATGATATCATTCATGGTTCAGAGCATGTAGCTCAAGATTTTGTAGATAATCCCCATCTATTTACACCATCTACAAAATGGTCAGATGTGCATGTTGATACTAGATTGACAACAGAATTCCCTCATTTCCAAAAAGTTGTTGATACATATATGACTGGTACAGGATTAGGTAAAGATAAAATCTATATTGTTATGGGGGATAATACAGAAGTTAAGTTCAGTGGTAATACTTCTATTATTTATCTAGATACCAAGTCTCTTGGCAAGGCGGGGGATTTTTATAGGAAGCATCAAAGATTACAGAAGTTTTTAGATGGTGTTAGTAATGATACTTTTAATAACATTACCTTAGCTATAAATCTAGGTCATGAGATGGGTCATATTGTTTTTACCAAATGGCTACAATCTGGTAAGGTAACAGGAGAGGAATTCTTTAAGATTGTTAACGGTTTTGATGCTTGGCAAAAGAAGAATAATATTGAACCCTTCTCTTTTATAAACAGTCATAGACCTGATGTTTATGCGAAGTACCATTCTTTTTTCGATGAGTATTTTGCTGAACGGGTATCTGAGTCACTAATGAAGGATCATCTATTAACTGCATTTTCTGATAAACGATTTAGTATTGTTAAACAGATTACTAATCTTGTTAATAACATGACTTCTACTCTTAGAACAATGGGATTGAAATTAACAGGTGAGCATTATAGACCTGATATTGTTAATACTATTCTAAGTAAAAATAAAGAAGAGATTCAAAAGACAGGTAGAACTATTTGGGATGTTTGGGATACGGAGAGAAATGATAAATTAATCTTAGATAATCCTAAGCTATATCCATTCTCTAATAAAACAATGGGAGATATCTATAGGAATCCTTATGAGATTTACAAGGATGTGCCAGAGTTATTAAATCAAGGTATTTCTGAACAACTACCGTGGACTCGGAACCAAGGTGCTATGCCTAACTTAGCTAACTTTTCTGTTAAGGTTTTAGATGCTATTGGTAACAGTGGTCCTTGGTTAGCTAGAAAGATGTTTGGTAAAACCACATTAGCTCAAATATTTAAGAATGACCCTGTTATACAATCAGCTCATAGTAAAATTAGAGATGCTGAATATGAAGCTTCTTTTATAGCTAATAAAATCTTATTTGGAGATATACAAAGACCACAATGGGATAGTTCTGGATTCTGGCAGAAGTTTTCTAAGATAAAAAATCCTGATTCTTATTACATGGTTAGTAAGAATATGACTAATGTAGAATCCAAGAATATACACGATGTATTCAAACAAGGATTTGATAATGGTATGGAATATGCAGATACTCTTAGACTTTTCGGACAGCATTTATCAGCACAAGAAAAACAATACTTCAATGTTCTTGCCAAAGCTTTTAAAGAACAGTATGATGCAATCCTTGCTTTAGAGCGTAGATTGCGAAAGAAAAATAATATTGCTTATAGACCAGGATGGTATCCTGCTGTAAGACAAGGAGATTTCTTTTCTACGATTAGTGTTAATGGTAATACTATCCATAGACAGCATTTTGAAACTAAAGTAGCTGCAGAGGCTTGGGCTAAAGAGATGGAAGGTAATTTACCCAACAATCAATATACTGTTGGCCCTGTTGAGAACAGATTAGATGGACCACAACATCCCGGTGTGACTGAGATTGTTGATATTTATACAGATTTTGCTATGAATAAGTATGGTCAAAATCTAGCACCAATAGCAGATGACTTGAAATTAAAAATGGCGCAAAGAGGTGGTGTTTTTGGACAACATCATTTACATAGAGATAATTTGTCTGGTTACAAAGGTAACGAGCTTGGCAGATCTGCAGAAGAGCTTGGACATAGTTTTAAACAAGCATTGAATAGTAACATCCAAGAATTTCAATCTTCTTATAGAAGTATGAAGATTCGTCATGATGTTGATCCTATGATTAATGTGGGAACTTTAAGAGTAGATTATCCACAATCATGGGCAGCTATTAATCAAATGCGTGACTCTGCTTTAAACGTTAATAAAAACAATGTTAAAGCTTTTGATGATGCTGTATATGAGGGAGTAGATAGGATAGCTAAAGGTATATATGAAGCAGCTAATCCTGGAAAAACATTCTCACCTAATGAAGCTGTGTATAAGACCATACAGAATAACCTAATTGGTGCTTTCTATTTAATTAAAGTTCTGCCTTCTTTAAGTATGTTTGTTACGCAGTTATTATCTCCGTTAAGTGCATTAAGATTAGGTGCTTATGATGGTGGTTTTAAATCAATGAAGAACTTTGGTAAAGGTTTGTATAGTTTTGTAACCAAAGATGCTGATTTGATGAAAGCTTTACATGAAGTTACCCAAACTACTGATGTTATTGAACCACAATTTATTAAGACTCTTCACTTACAGGGAGAGAATAAAGTCCTAGAGTGGTTAAAGGATTGGGTTGCTATGAGAAAACCACAGGAAGCTGCTGATACTTTGTCTAGAACTCTTACCTTTTCTTATCTGTTTGAGCATTATAAAGACTTAGGTAATGTCTATGCTGTAGCAAGAGATAAAGCTTTAGAAGGTGTGGATGCTACTATGGCTGCATATACTAGAGGAGAAACAGCACCAATGTTTCATAATCTTGGTGGTATTATTGGTGAAAGTATGCGTCCATTACAAACATATGGTCAGATGACTGTTGGTAATTTGGTTGCTGATATGAAACACATGGTACAGAATCCAACTAAGGCAAAAGCCTATGCCCCTTTTATTATGTCAGGATTAGTCTCAACATTAATGGGTGGAGCTATCAGTGGAGCAATTATGACTCAATACGAAACAACAAGAAAATTATTGATGTCTATCAATCCACAATGGGAATTACCATCTCTATTAGATTTGATTCAAAAGGGTGTAGTTCAAGTAGATGATGTTGTTGAAGATCCTGATGCTCTTACAAAACTAATAGCTTATGGTATCCCATCAGCAGTAACAGGAGTTGATATTGGTGCTTCTGCTAGAACTACTGAGACTCTTCCTGGAAACTTACTTACTATCCTTTTAGCAGCAGTTGAAGGAGATAGTATGGCTTATGATGCTTCTAATGCTATAGCTAGATTATTCCCAATACACAATAATGCTTTGCAGATGACTCATGGTGCTGCTGTACTAGGTAAAAAGGTTATAGGCGGTAATGTACTTGATTCAGAATTAAAACAAGCTATTACTGATGTGTCTATGCGTGGTCCTATGAAAAATGCTCTTATGGAAATCACAGGAGCTAACAAGACTACTGTTATGGGTGAAAAGACCAATATGATTGCTCAAGGTAAAGAAAGTAAAGCTTTAATGCCTGAAGGACCTGAAGAAAAAGTAGCTCATTGGATGGGTAATTTAAGTACTGAAGAACGTTATAAGACAGATGACAATCTAACTAGAACATTTAAAGATAGAGTTATTAATGGTAGAGTTAAAAGACTCTATGCTTTATATAATGAGAATCCTAAACCTAAGTACTTAGATGAGCTTATTGAACTTGGTGTTGTTGATAAGAACATTAAGAGTCAGTTAGAAACTCGTGCATTTAATGCTCTAGTTGATCAGGATATTAGATATATTACTTCTAAGAGTGGTAAGGTAGCTAATACTCCAACTAATGCTAGAAAAGTTCAAAGTCTATTTAATTTCGGAAAATAAAAGAAAAGCCCCCAATTGGGGGCTTTGTTTTATTAACGTACAACTAATTGTCTGATAAATACAAATCTAATAATACCTAGATCAAGAGCACAGGAGAACAGTGTTTTTGTTAAATGTGGAAATTCTATACCAATAGAAAAACCTGTTATTAGATTAATAATAAAGATTTTTCTATATTCCACACGTTCCTCCTTTACCACCTATTAAACAGATATCATTCTCTTCAAATGTAACCCCTTTATGTTTAATAGCTTCATAGTAATCTACTTCTGTAAGGGGTTGACCTCCTCTACTTCCATCTGGGTAACATGTAAATCCCCGCAAACGTGGGGCATACTTTGAAAGAGTATCTGCAAACCGCGCAACATCCGATTCAGAGTTACCACGACTGCCCCACGATGGCAGATTGATGGTGGACGAAATTGACATGTCAACGTAATCTTGAATGTCTGCTTGGAACTTGATGCGTTTTTCGTAGTCATGACTTAATTTATAAGCTGTATCAATGTTGTTAGGATCTAATCCATATTGTTGAATTAGAATGTTAGCAGTGGTATCAACAACGTACTCGTATTTCCACTTTGTTCCATCAGTAAGATAACGACGTTTGTAAGCAACTGCAAACAGTGGTTCAATACCTGTAGTTGTTCCCAGTATTGTTATCGTTAGGCTCTTTATCCTAACTTCTATATGTTTCCATATAGCTCAGACTATATCATCAACCGTTGAAGTAGTAGTTATTTGTTAACCAAACACTTTCTTCTTCACTCGGTTGTTGGGCGCTCTTGGGGAGGTTATTGGTAGCTTCCGCACTCCCTAGTCGTTGCTCCTTCGTAGATACTAAATTAGCATTCTCTACGCTTGGATCAGGATTGTCATGTTTATCTAACAGAAGTTTACTCCAATACAGAAGTTCTTCTAACGATAAATTTAGGTTTTCCCTGAATTCACCCAATTCATTTCACTAATTACTTAGTGAACGGCCAGATTTTGTTTAGCAAGGATACCGATTGTCCCTGTTGGGGCAATTGCTCTATAAGCAAGTGGCTGTGAGATAAACAAGTGCTTACAGTGCTCATTAGCTGCTCGTTCAGATTCATCTTTATATACCTTTAACCATGTGTGAAGTTCAGGAGTTACTACATATCCTTCACCTCGTTGGAGTAGCCAGGAATGGATACCCATAAGCCCCAATCCAAGTCTGCGATTCTTTTCACGTACTTTGTACACCTTTTCATATGGTAAATCGGCACGTAATGTCCCGCACACCAGGAATTTGGTTGCAAGAGTGATAACGGATTTGAACTCCTCCAAACTAATAATGTTACTGATATTAACAGAGCCCAAATTGCATACGTCAGAATCATCTTCTGATGTAACTTCTGTACACGCATTTCTAAGTGTTTCATTTTGTTTATCACCAAAGTTAAAACTAAAGCCAGGTTCACCTGTTTTTAAGGCTTGTTTACAATTTTCAAGAAAGACAGGATTATTAGGATCAAATCCCCAAGCATCATCATAATTAACAGAGATGTTAGTCATGTCTAATGGTGCTGGAAAGTTAAAATCCTCTGTCTTTATATTACGTATCTGAGGAGTCCAATTTTTTGCTTTGAGAAAGTCGTAGATGTCTTCGTGCTGCCAATTGAGTGATGCATATATAGCAGACCTGCGTGAGCCCCCTTGCATAACTCCACGACCAACTTCGTTTATCATCTGCATCAGTGGTATTGGCCCTGAAGATAAGCCACCAGTACGACTTAATGGTTTCCCTGAAGGACGTAGTATGCTGTAGTCTATTCCAATGCCACCACCAGTCATGAGACAACTGACTGCTCTTTGTGTCAAATCTGCCCATTCTTCCCTTGTATCATGTTCTGCTCTTAACAGATAACAATTATTAAAGTATTGATTCTTTCTACCAGCATACCATAAGTAACGACCACCTGGAATAAACTTAAATTCTTTAATGTATTGAGTTAATTGTTGTCTATCATCTTTAGACATTAAAGCATTATGTTTTCCCCAATTACCACAAACATGATCAACAACTCTTTCAGCTAGTGCTCCCCAAGTATCATCTGGTCCTTGTGCATACTTAGTTCTAAAGATGGTTTCACTAAATGAATTATTAAAATAGGATTTATGCACTATTTTTATAATCCCTTACTGCTATTACCCATTCATTATTTTTAATTTTATTTAACATATCTTTTTTTATTCTTCTTTCTTTATGTTTTTCTTTTAATTTGGGATCTTGTTTTTCTTTATCCCTGATAGGCATTATCATCGTCAGTATCTTCTAAATCAGCTTGGAAGTATTCAATCTTCTCTTCTATTTTATCTTTAAATTTTAATACCAAATCCTCACTACTAATATCTAAAATCTCCATCAATGTTATTTCATCAATTTTAATTAGATCTTCACAAATTTCTTCAAATGTTTTCATACTGTGTTCATCACTACTCCCCATGTCTCTGGAAACTTCTGTTCAATATATTTAGCTATTTCTTTTACTACATCTTGTGTTTCTTTTTGTGTATGTGGATCCAGACGTAGCTTACATATTCTAAGAAAAGCATACAGAGATCCTGTCCAGATCCATTCTGTCATCATATTTTGTGGAAGAATCATTCTAGCTTGTTCTGGACAAAGCCCATCCTTAATTAATATATTATAAATTTCAAGATTCTTTACATAAGTATGTTTTAACCATATATTTAGATTATATAAAGGTTGATTAGGATCAAAGATTCCTTCACTACCCTGTTTAGTATTTTTAGGTCTTTCTCGCCATTCTTTTGGAAAAAAGAATTCTGGTTCATCATCTACATATCTACGAGAAACCTCATTCCAAACAAGACCTACTTGATGTTTACCTAATTGTCTAGCTATAAAGATAGGTGCTTTAATTCTAAAAGATAAACTGGTATGAGCAAATGGTGTCCAATGATTATGTGTATAAAGATATTTAATAAGTTTAATATCTTTTTCAGATAAATATTCTACTGTAGGATCATCATCATCATACAGAAACTGACTTTCTTTGTCAAAGGAAACTCTAGCAGCATTAACAATAGAAAGATCAGTTCCCATAGAATCAATTAAAGTTACTTCACACTTAGCTATTTTCATACTGTTCTAATGTTGTAATAGGATTACCATCTTTGTCACAGATAATTTCTACCTCTGTACTAGCTCCGATATGCACAACATCCCCTGTTAAGGGATGTGTACAGAAAGAATACATACCATCTATATTGTGAAATTTTAGATCTGTGAAAAGCCTTTGACCGATTGGTGGTGTACATACTTCAGTATTATAAATACGTATGAACGAACCTTTAGGTACATTATATAATTTCATTACCTTGAATCTCCTGATCCTTTTATAGTATCTTTAGCTAGACGTTCTGTCAATTTGACGTGATTCCAACGTAGTACTGTTTCAAAATCATATCCTAAAGCTTCTGCTAGACGTGCAATGTACCAACATACATCACCAAGCTCATCTCCAATTTTTCTAGGCTCATAAGTACCATCACGGATTAGTTTTTTAATCTTACCAGCAACTTCACCAGCTTCTGATGCTAATCCTAAACCAAGATAAACTAATTCCCTGTTATCTCCTGTCCCCGCACCCGGATAAATAGCAGTGTCAATAGTTAATTTTTGATATTCATTTGCGTTCATTCATTTCTCCGAAAAGGGATAAGGATGAAAAATTGAGTTTTCTGTATCTTTAATTGATTGATTAAAATTAGTTCTAATGATTTCTAAAGCAAGTAAATCTTTTTTATTTTCCTCTCGTTTTAGAAGCTCTGTTCTTAAATAAACAACAGCATCTAATAATTCTTCATAGGTTTCCCATAGAAAATCTTTTTCAGTTTTTGTAGTTAAAGGGACACCATATTCTTTCATACCTGTTTTATTTCTTTTCTTCATGTCTTTAATGACATATTTCCAACTATTTTTAGCCATATTTTTTCTTTAAATAACCTAACGACACAAACATTTCATCAAAAGAACCATTATCTACCTCATTTAACATAATAAGTCCTCTCCAGTGATTATTTGTTTGTTTGTTTAAATAACCTTCTTGGTGTTCATAACAACTTCCTGCGATGATACATGTGATGTTTGTTCCATCAGCCTTCTTTCCGTAGGCAACCTGTCTGCCCTGTTGATGACCAGCAATACAAGACATGTGTAATTTACTAACCATACAAGAAGCAGAAGATATAGGCCGACCTAAAAGACCGGAAGGGAAGTAATGACAATAAGCTATATTATCTATAACAACAGGAGATAAGAATTCATGCACTTCCCATTTCTCATAAGGTAGATCTGTATATGAGATTAACCCTTCAAGTTTTGGATCATTGTTAATGGCACATTCAATTCTTTGTTCGTGATTCCCCAAGGTGAGAACGAGTCTTGGTTTATATTGCTTTTCTTTATTTTTCTTTTTAAGTAAGTTGAAATTAACCAAAGGCGCAAGTAACAGATCCATTCCTCTCTGTGCTGCATCTATATCCTTTACATATCGTTGTCCCTCAAAGGACTTCTTACCTACATCATAAGATGATAGAGAAGTCATATCAGCAAAATCACCAAGATGAATGATAACATCTGGTTTTTTTTGAACTATAAATTCGCCAATCCATGTTAAAAATGTTAAATCTTCTCCATATTTAATCTGTGTGTCCGGTATTACAAGATGTCTCATTTAACCATTCTTTAATTATATCATAATCCTTAATAGTACAATAAGGAAATCCATGTTTTTTAGCCCATTCACCATGAGTGGTTTTCATACCACCACATAGTTTATGTTCATCTAAAAATACAAACCTTAAATCTATTTCAGGATTTTGTTGTTTTATTAATATATATTTTTTTCGTTCTGCATGATCAGACAAATATCCTTTACTCTCGATAAGAATATTATTATGAGGAAATGACCAGTCTACTATATATTTATGCAGCGATTCTGGAATAGTATAAGGAATCACTGTAGTTTCATAAGTATAAGGTATTTCTAGATCATTTAATATATATTCAAATTTCTGTTCTAATCTAGATCGTCTTTTATTCATGCATATTGAGGTTGATTCTCTGAAATATTTATTAAATCAACTGCGGATTTTTTATCAGAGTAAAAACCATTCCAATCCCATTGAACAGGATACCAAACATCATCATCTGGTTCATGATAGGCACCATTTATATATCTAGATTCAAAGATTTCGTAAATTCTAACATCTGATCCACCTCTTGTTTGCATTCTTCTGGTAAAATCAAGTTTTGTCTGTTTACCCACAATTCTCCTTTATTTCTTAATATCCATAAGCAGCAGGCATTCATAACAAAACGTTTTGGATCTTTGTATAGAGTATATACAATATCAAACATCTCCTGTTCTGTTTTTGTTCTGGCTAGTAACTTCCCTGCTTTTACTGGACCAATTCCTCTAATCCCAAATATGTTATCACTAACATCACCTACTAACATTTGTGTATAGAAATTATGTAAAGCATCTAATACTGTTATGTAGCAAAATTTGCCAGTAACAAAATTATAATGCATTCCTGGAATCATGTCAAGATCTTTATCAATAGTACAAATGATAGGATCATTAACTTCTTCCATTTGTGTCCATCCTAGAGCATCATCAGCTTCATAACCATGAATAATCTCAGCATTAAAAACATCTTGTAAATACCACTCTAATTCTTTTACTTCTTCTGGTTTTACAAGATCCTTTCTGTTAGCTTTATAGTCAGGATTAATTAGTGTTCTAAAATGTGGTATTTGTTTTCCAGAAAGAAAGACTTTATAGTTAAAATCATCTAACTTATGCATGATAGATTCTAATAATGTAGTACAGGAATTATAATAAAACCGCATATCGCCTTCTTTGCAATTATATTTCCGGGTTCCTACTCTCCATGCAACAATATCACCATCAATTAATAACATTACCAACGACTTTCTACAAGTTGTTTAGGAGGTTCTAAAGATGGTACAGGAACATAATTATGCTCCTGTTTACCACAATATGTAGAACCACATTTAGGACATCTTATAATTTCCTTTTCGTTCTTAAGTGTGCTAAATAGGTGATTACACCAAAGACAAACAAGATTAGTAACATTAATCAATGTAATCTTCTTCATCAGAAGAATCTACTGGTGTTGGGATATTGTTTCCAAATACAAAATCAATATAATTCTGAGCTACTACTTTAACATTATCAGGATCGATACCAGCAGCTAGTGTATTAACAGCATTGGTTAGTGAGGATTGACGAATAATGAATAGCTGTTTTTGCTCATCTTTTTGATCATATGATTGTTTTAGAGCTGGTTTAGCAGTATTTGCTGGTTTTTCATCTTCTGGAGGGCTTTCTTCAATGTTAGTCCAGTCCCAAAAACCACCTTCATTCTTTTCTCGGACAACATAAAAAACATCCCCTTTACTAGCAGTTTCTAGTGTATCCATGACCTCTTTACTACCAAAAGGCATGATTTTTTTGTTTTCTATTTTGTCTTGGTATGATTTGTTTTTATAAACAACATCAAGGAATTTATAGGGTTTCTTAGTTTTGGTCATACCTTGACCAACATCAACTGAAACGATTTGAATGCAGAGTGTAGACATATTATTATTATTCTCCTATAGAATATATTCTGATAATTCTTTCATGTTATGACCGACCGTAATCTCTTCTTTAATTGGGATATTCCAATCTACAGAGAAATGACGAGATAGAGCCTTTGGTACGTCCCGGAATATTTGGGAAAAAAGACGTGCAACAGGCTCAACCTCCACATCAGGAGCATCAACAACAATTGAATCATGTACTGTGTTAATTAATTTAATTCTCTTTAATTTACTTCGATCCATTTTATGTTTAGTCATTACACGGATCATTGATACTACATCAGCACCTAGTCCTTGATTTGGATGATTGGTGATATCTGATTCGTTATAAACTAAACCTTTATATGTTTGTTTAGGTTTAAATTCATGTACTCTACCAAAAGGACTTACAATAAAACCTTGCCTTATTGCTAATTCTATAAATTGCATGTGTGTCTTATATATTCCATAATATTTAGAATAATAAGAATCAATTACAGATTGCCAATAGTCGACACTAGAACTTACACCAGTAAAGTCAGGATCTTTTGAATAAGCATAAGCACTTCCTCTATAGATCCATCTAAATAAAAAGATTTTAGCTATTAGTCTAGATGGTAGAGAAAACTTTGTTTGATTATCTCTATGAATATCATTCTTAGTGGGATCTGCTAATACAGCATGCCACTCATCAATACCTACTTTATCTTGAGATAAGAATAAGTAACAGCACCATTCTAATGCCTTGACATCCACATTAATCAGCATTATTTATCAGTACGCATTGGCTCATATAATACCTACTAAGAAGCAACCTAATCCTATTAGGATTAGTGTGGATATATGGATAGTAAATTCCATTTTATTCAGCATTTTTCTGTTCTGAATAACGCTTTTCAATATCTTCTAAATCACTAATAACTAAATCAATACCTAGCTTATCTACATACAAGCATAATGCTTTTAGTGTTTCTTCATAATGATTAGGATCGATTGCGTTATAATGCTCAGGGAGAACAAGAGTTTTCATTTTAATACCTCGATATACAATAATATTTAGCTAAGTCAGCTAGGTTTTGTGTATTTGGTTTTGTACTAGATAATCTTCCTGTACTAACCACACATTGATTGAGTGATGTATGAATATTACCAACAGGCCAATTCATTTCTTCTCGTTTTTTTGGAATACCTTTTAAATAAGTATTATTTATTTTTTCTAAAGCAGATCTTTCTAAAAGTAAATTAATAATTTTCTTTGCTTTTCCTGTTGCTTTTAAACTTAATAATGTTGGAATATTTGTAGCAAAGAATCCTTCTTTACTGAGTTCACTACCTTTTAATGGTTGAACTATTCTGGGAAAGATAATATCTTCTTTAATAATTTTATATCTAGGTTGTCCTATTTTAGTTCCTGTTCTATAAAATCCAATAGGAAATCTAATTTCTTTTGTTTTGGTTCCACCATAAAGAAGAATGGAGATATCATCTCCACTATTATAATTTAAGATATAAGTTTCAGCTAATTCATTTAATTTATCTTCTATAATAAGAATAGAAGATTTAATTTCTTCTGCTTTTGCTAAAGAATCAATTTCATCATATATAATTCCATTATATTCCATTTCTTGAAGAACAAGAAGATCATTACACAGTAATCTGAAAAGAGCAAATTTAGATTGTTGTGAAGTTCTAAATTTTTCAACTTGTTGGAGAAATACCAACCATGTTAATTCTACATCATGAATACCATATTCTACTAATTCTAACAGAGGAATCTGGTCTGTGTCAATACCTTTAGACCAATATTTTTCTTCTATTGTAGATATTTTTTCACCAACACCATAATTTTTACACATTGTATCCAAATCTGGATATTTCCATTGCTGATTGGAAAATAAAAATTCAGCATTTTGTAGCTCCCAAATCGGGACTTTTGAAATAAATTCGAACTCTCTACGTAACCAATGCAAATCAAATTTAATATTTTGACCAATTAGCAAAGTAGCTTTATCCAGATATGGAATACAATCTGTAAAATTTTCTTTGGTGAAAAAGCTCGACCAAATTAAGTTATTAGTTTTTACTAATATTTGGATTGTTACTAATTTATTTTTTAGATCAAAGGGATTACCATCGTTACTGATGGTTGTTTCTACATCCACTACTACAGGATTCTTTAGGTAAGAATTCAAAGTATTCCCAATTAATGATTCTTTGTTCAACACCAAACTCCTTTGTAGCCATCTTTAGAAAATCAAATACAAACTTTTCTGCTTTTTCTTCTGTTGTTGTTTCAACAGAGATATTAATTGGAATATCAAATTTCATTTATTTATCCATAATAATTTTAAAACATGTGTCAGTATCCGGTTCATACATAACGGCACCTTCAGGTTTCATCCATCCTGGTGCTGCTAATGAACCAACAGAATTTAAATAATTTATTACTTCTTGTGGAGTTTTTACATGAATATTAGGTACAACATGGCAACATTTAGGTGTGTTGGGATTATGTGGTCCCCATCTACGAGTATTGAATAAACTAAATCTCTTTTCTGTTAGTCCATATCCGCGTTGAATTCCCTGTCCCCACCATTCACCAAAGTGATGTCCTTCTTTTAAATTAACTAAATCTTCTGCATTTTTTAGTACCCATGCAGCAAATCCAAAATTATCATCTCCAGGATAGATTAATCTAGTACGTGATTGTGCCCATACACCAAATTGTTGATCCCCCTCATCATAGATGTAAATTGGTTTTGGATAATTCTCTAATCCACACAAGGTATGAACAACAACACAAGCATTTGTACCATCAATTTTTTCTGTAAAGATAGGAGTTCTTTTGTTTTCTAATCTAGTAATTTTAGGCCAAGGTTTAAACATTTTCTAATTCCTCCGGAATTTTAAAATTAAATCCACAATCATCTAATGCAACATCATATGGTAAAGTTAGTGATAATTTAAGAGTGATTGTTTGTGTTTCTAATAGATGTTTTGGAATGATGTTAACTGTCCAAAATAAATGACTATCATAATTCCATAAATATAAATGTTGTGGTTTGTTTAGAATTATATCATTTAGTTCTGAACAGGACATATGCCTAAAATGTCTATATACTTCTTGTTCATCTAGAACAGACATTGAGATATCAAAGAATTTCTTCCTATTATACATAGGATTGTCTTCAAAGAAGTATTGATCAAAGGATTTTACTAATTTAAGTTTATTCTTTTCTGGTAATACAAAGTTCCTAAGAATCTTTGAGATTAACAGAATATGTTTAGGTTGGAATAAGTAAGCCATTAGTCCTCATATCTCGCTACATAAGGATTAATTTTAACAGTGAGATGTCCATGTCTTAGAATAGGATCAGTATCATCATCACCAATTAGTTTATTTTTACAAATACTAAGATATCTTAGATGTTCTTCTGCTTCATTATGTGTTTTACCAATACCAATGATCCAATCAGCTTCAGCTTGTTTAGCTGTTTTGGCATTAGCCACATTGTCCATTGTTAGCCATCGTTTTCCTTCTCCAGTCGCATCACTTTGACAGACTCCAATAACTGGGCAATACGTTTTTGCAAGTTCTCTAGCCCATATATAAATTGATCCAAGTCGAAGATCATCACGGTCTCCTTCAATTCCTTTGATTTTGTCAAGTTGATCAAAAATGATACATCCTGGTGCATACTTCTCACATAATTGAGAAACTTCTCTTGTGGAAATAGATGCAGAGTCATATATTTTTATGTTTCCTTTTATGAGTTTATTATAAATTTCTTGATAATGTTTTATATTAGATTGTAATTGTACATAAGTAGCATTACAAGCAGCTTGATATACTCTTAATTGGACTTTGTTTCCTTGCTCTTCATTGTTAAACCACAAGATTGGCTGTTTTGATTGTTCTGCGAAGTAGCTAATTTCAGAAGCAAGAAATGTAGTTTTTCCAGTTTCAGGCCGAGCAAAGATAAATCCAAAATCGCCTTTTCGTAAAGATCCGAGGCTTCTGTTAAGAGCTGCAAGGCGCCAGCGAAGTCCTTGTTGACTGTCTCGTTCATCATACAATTCCTGTAGATCATCAGTGATGAGGGAAAGGCCCGTAGAGGGGTCTACAGAGGCCGTAGAGCTGTTTATTTTTTCAATCAATACCTGGAGGTCAGTGAAAGGTTTTCGTCCCTCTGAGACCTCTACAGCAAGTCTAGCAAGCTCATAGGCTTTGCTCTTCTGTGTAAGATCTAACAGAAGATCATCAATGATTAAAGAATCAGTAGATTGATTATTTAAAGATTCTAAAATACCTTTAAAAACTTCTTTATCTTTTTCAGGTATATGTGTTAATACATAGATTGTTAATTCTTCATAAGTAATATCTCTTTTGTATGTTGTAATTAGTATAGTTATATATTTATAAAGAATATATAGTTCTTTATTGTTATTTATAAGATCTAAAACAATAGTATTGTATTTGTTATAGATCTCATAATTAAGTAATAATTTAATTAAGTATAGCACATTATTTGTATTCTGTCAAGAGGTTTTTTATTTCATCCTGTGTGTAGTATTTGGGATCTTTGTCTGTTGTTAAATTATAACATGTGAAGCCTAGATTGCGTAACTCTATTGTTCTTTTTATAGATTCAATTTCTTTATCTTTGTCTAACCATAAGACAAATTTATCGTATCCTTGTTTGTGTAATTGTTGTATTCTTCTTAATGATACTATAGAACCAAATAAACAGCAACAGGATACTGGTTGTTTTCCTACATTAATAGCAGAGATAATATCTTCTACTAAGACAATAGTGTTTGATGTGTTGTTTGTAAGATAGATAACGAAATCGTCTAATCCTTGTGAGAACCATTTTGGTTTTCTAGTTAATGACCGTCCTTGCCATCCTAATAACATATTGTTTATCTGTATTGGGAAACAGATACGTTGGTCTATTGGAGACCAATAAATATGATATTTACTTATATCTCTGTCTGTTATATTAAATTGTTTTAAATATTGTTTTATTTCTATAGGAATATTAGCTGTGATATCTTCTGGAAGAGCTATAGATACAACAGGTTTTTTAGATCTACTTTTAAAATTAGGTAATTGTTTTGTGCTTTCCCAATATCCACAACTGAAGCAGTATTTAGATCCGTCAGGATATACAGCTAGATTGTCATGACTCCTGTCTTTCTCAATACTCGCACATCTCGGGCATTGTGTCCGTTTCATCTTCACTCTTATTTAGGCAATACATACATAATGTTGTATAGGATCCTGACATTGGATCAATTAGTTTTAATTCTTCTTCTGTTAAAATAGAATTACATCCCTTACATCTGGAGGACATTCAATATCTTTCATTTTGTTGTTTAAGTAGTTTCTTAGTCTGATATCATAAACACCACTAAGAATTCCCAGATTTTCATGCATACAATAACAATTATCGAAGATATCCTGAATACTTTCGTTGTCAAAAGCCTTGGGCATCTTAGAATCATTAAGATTTAATAAGAGTTTATTAATTAATACTTTCTTGTCCCTTAAGGTTTTTACTAGATAAACATCATTTGTATCTTCCGGGTGTGTAAGAATATTTTGCCAAATATTAATATCCTTTTTAGGATAAGTAAATAATCTTAATAGTAAAGTAAATAAGGATAATGTATAAGTATTAGTAAGCCAAATAGGACAAATTTCAATTACTAAAACAGGAAGATCTGTAAGATTATTATTATGTATACAAGATGTAGTTTTTTTGTATAAAGGATAGATAGAAGTTTCTAGTGTATTGATAATAGTAATGATTCCTTGTTGGATACCATGTAAATTATTAATGTCTTCGCTAATAATGGAAATGTTATCCATACCATTTTCTAAATTTTCTTTATATACAAATCCATATATTTGCCTATTAAAACATGTTTTATATTGTTCAAATGAATGTTGAATAAAAAAAGCATCAGTGAGAAAATCTCTACATTTTACCCAAGATGTTATATTTGTATAATGAGTAGAATCTACCTTTTTTGAAAAGGCATATCTAATGTTTATGTATTGCTTATCTTCTATTAATTGGTTGGGTTTTACTACTTCTGTATTAAAGAAGAACATATTTTTCTTTCAGTTGTGGAATTTGGTTTACGCAATGGGGACAGAGAATCTTAGTTTGATTTTGTTTTTGTTTGATATATACCTTGTTATTATCTTCTGTAGTAATAGTGGTATTACATTTATAGCATTTGGTATCCTCATCAAATTCAACCGTAATATTATTTATTCCTCTAATAATTTTATTTACTGGTTTTAGTAAATAAATAATTTTTTTGTTTGTGTCACATCCAAACACTTTTCCTGTAATAGTATCATGTTGGTAAATATGATTTTTTTCTTCTTCTGAGACTGTTATATAATATAAGAATGTAACATCAGGATACTCTGAGATATATCCAGTAATTTTAATTTGTCCAGATTTTAATTCATTTATATTAACTATAAAAATTCTAAGTAATTGATCTTTTTTAATGTCATATTCTGGCAGTAACCTTACTAGATTAGGAAGTTTCTTAATCCCAATATTTCCAACCACCGATTGCGTTTTTGTAGGGTGAAAAAAAAAATTCTTTTCCTCTGTATATTGGTGACAAATGGAAAAACCTTCAGATAATTTGTCAATCTCCCAATTATATACTTCTAATTCTTTAAAGTACCTTCCTTCTGGATTTTTATTATATTTAAATGTTCTTTGTAACAGCCAATTACCCATGTTTTGTTCAGAACAGATATAATCAAATCCTGAGGTGGAGAAAATCCATAGAGGTCTTTCTTTATTTCTGGTTACATATAATTGTTTTTCCTGTGCATTGTACCAGATTAATGCAAAAGCACCATTCAGTTGAGGAAGAACTTTTTTATAATCAGTTTTACTAATAGCATGACAGATTGCTTCACTATCAACATCAACGTCCGCTAATGTTTTATGTTGTAATAATGTTCCGTTGTGTACTAATACAATATTGTTATGGATGAATGGGTGTGCAGTTTCGTCACTAATATTTCCTTTAGTTGCTGCTCGATTATGCCCTACAATTGCTAGGATATTATCAGAATGTTCCTTAAAAAATTCAATAGTTGTAGGATGTTCCAGGAAATGTGTACTATTTTGCGCATATTTTAAGGTATGGACATTCCCTGCTTTCGTAACAATAAATAATCCTGTACTATCATCCCCTCTTAATACTCCCACTTTAAGTGAATCAATAAATAATTCAATAGCTGCAGTGGATAATGATGTATTAGAATTTGAAATTAATCCAATAATGCCGCACATATTAAAGTTCCAGTTGTGTAAGAGGGGATGCTGAGTTAGTGTTTGTATTTGTCATATTTAGTATGTAATTAAGTATATTTGGATCAAGATTTATTTTATTTTGTTGTTTTGATAGTTTGTTTATTCCATTAGACATAAACCAATGATTATTTTCTGTATTAAAGTATTTTGTATTATGTATATTTGTTTTTGAAAATAGGTTTTGTTTTAAATTGGAAATACAATATTCATAATTATTTTTTGTTAATAAATAAGAAGAAATTCTTAATTCTTGAAAAATACTTGAGTACCAATGTAGATATTGAGAAGTGGTATTTGCAATAGTAATGTCTGAAATAAGCTCATCCAATTTGTATTTGCTGGATGCTTCTCTTAAGGCAATAATACTATTAATCCAGGGATACAATATATTAGTATCTAAAGTGCCATACAGATGTCTGAATTCTATAGTTCCAAAAGCTTGATTATTTGCAGAGCCAAAAATACATCCACAATTCAGTGCTAGATATTTATGCCATGCTTTGTAGCTTTCTGGAAAATATAAAGATTCTGTGTTTGGTATATATTCTGTATTCCATAGGGGAACACAAAAAATATTATTCTCTCTTTTAGTTCCAGCAATATGGAAGAAATGTTTTTCAAAAACACAATAGAGAATTAGAAAACAGGCTAATTGTTCCATTGTGAAATCACGTACATTTAGATGTACATGAACAGAACAGCGATTACTAAATGTGTATTCGGGGTTAGTATGATTTAGAGCAGCTTGTAGGTATTCGATTGCATAAGGAATTTGGTAGGTGCGTAATGGAATGCTTTTATATTCTCTACCATAGTTTCTGAGAGAATGGTCTTCTGTTTCTTCCCAATAAAGACCTTTTAAAGAGTCTAGTAGAGATTCAGTAATGTTTTCAATTTCAATTTCTATACCAATAAGACAGTTATTATTTTTGAATTCGTAAGGAGTTTTTAGTTTTGTTAAATCTTCATATTTTTTATGTTTTAATTTCTTTGTGAATAACCCTGGGAAGTTCTTTATGTCTTGAATTTTATTCATTCGATGATTTTTATGTCTGTAGAAAAATGATGGTTAAATAAATCATGAATTTCTTGTTTAAATCGTGAATCCCGAATTATTAATGTTTTTAAATCTATGGTATGACCGACCCAATACTTATGGTATAATAGATCATAGGTATCAATAGTATTGAGAGATTTGAGAAGGATAAAATCTCTTGAGAGAAGAAGAAAGTTATTTTCTTTAAAATGATTTTTTAAATCATTGTGAGTAAAAAATCTTTTTTGTGAGTTATTGATTTCTTTTAAGATTGCAGTTATTATTACAAAGTATGTAGTAGTATTTGCAATTTTATAAAAAAAATATAAAGAATTTATATGTTCTGTTACAGTTTCCAGGGTGTAAGTATTTTTACAGATGCTACGTTTCCATTGGCGTAGTGCATTTTTTGTAATATAAGCTAATTCTAATCTGTTGTTATTTATATATATATAGAAACCTTTATCTAATTTAGGAATTGAAATTTCTATATTTTCATCAAAAGGAAATACAACATATTCATTATCATTGGTACAATCTATAAATTTAAGGTTATTAAATGATCCTTCTTTATATACTAAGTATCGCTTAGGTTCAGAGTGTGTAGTAATACATAATAATGTTCCTGCATATCTTTTTTCTAATTCTGCAAAAAGATCATTCAGATGACAGTCATCTGTTAATACTTTACATTCATTTAAAAGCATAGCGTATATTTATCCATAAGATAATGACAATATTCAATATTACTGTGGTTGATACAGTCTTGAATAATTTGATGATCATTAACATCAATATGTTTATTGTCCTTGACAAACTCTAAACAGTTATTAACTTGTTTATATACCCAAACTCGTAAGGTTTTATCAAAAATCCAGAAGTTACTAAGACTTCTGTATTCAACACCATATTCTTTTTTGCGAAAGCTTCCTGCTTTTCCATATAGTTGCCGGCGTTCTGTACCGGGATCTAGAATAACACTAGGTACTCCTAAAAATAAATCACATGTTTGAATTACTTGTTCTGGTTTTTGTTTAGCTAGATCACATCCAATGTGGATATGTCCACCTGCTGATCGGAGATTGATATTTTTTGCAAATGGTTTTGGATTTACTTTAAATGTCCATGCATTATAATCAGGATCACAACCAAAGACTCGTGCTTGTGCTGAATCTAATTGATCGTCATCAAAGACGACAGCAGACTCTGTACTAAATTCATAACCCTTTAGTTTTTCTTTGAGGAAGTTCAGCACTTTGTCAATGTTATTTGAAAACATCTCAAATGTGGAACTTGCTCCAATGTTAAATTCAACAGCTACATTATCTTCTTGAATACAATTTCCTAAATCATCAATAGGAATTGGTTTTCTCTTAGTTCCTCCAACCAGGGCTTCAGCACTGATATGCTTGCCATTTTGTTTCAAGAAAAACTCAGGGTCACAACCAATCATGTATTCCATTATGGGTATCCTTTAAATGTAGGGTTGATTATTTTATATATTAAGTAGGTTTCTATATCATCATCAGGATGTCTTGATGATTGTCCTGTTGGTATTAATGTATATCCTAATTGTGTATATTCTTCTTTTGTTTTTTCAACATCTGAATATTCTACATTAATTGCTATAGTTCCTATAACTTTACTATAACCATTTTCATTCATGAATTGTTCTAATAAATCTTGAATTTTTTTTGTAATATCATAAGTATATCCGATAATCAAACATCCACAATCATAGGGATTCTCCATAATTTCTACATACTGTGTCTTAAAAGACATAGTATTGCATTTTATAGGTTTTTCACATAATATTGATGATTGTAATGTTTGTTGTTCTAAAGAAAAGGAATACCCAAGAAGGTTTGTAGCCATTTTACAATCCTAAGATTAGATTTTTTGTATATTCAACTAGCTCGAACGGGGCATCATAAAATTCAGGATGTCCTTGAATACCCAATGCTCTAATGTTATTCCATTTAACAATTTCGGGTACCTCTGGTGTTACTTGAACATTATTTTCTGTCCATCCCACTTCATATTTATTAGCAGAGATAGCTAGAATTTCTGCATCTTCTGTAGGTACCATTACTTGATGATGCCAACTGTTTGTAACCATCAGTGTTTTTTCTTTTGTTAGATATAGTTTATGATTACCTATATGATTTAGTACATGCTGAATCAATCGTCCTTTTTGATGAACACATAATAGCTGTGCTCCACGACATACTCCTACAATTGGAATGTTCAGTTCGATTGCTTTATTGATACATTCCAGTTCTTTTAAATCTCTGATAGATGGTTTGTACTGTTCTGCATAAGAGTTTGGAATTTCGTTATATAATTCTGTTCCAATGTCTTCACCACCCCAAATAACTAATACATCATTTTTAGTTAGCTGAGATGCTTTTTTAATATATTTAGAATTTTTAAAAATTTTCCAAGGGTCCATTTCATGATACCAAACAGAAGCCATTGTTTTGTTAAACATAATATGTTTCCAAGTCATGTAAAGATAATGTTAATTCTTGATATGGTGCTGAAGTCATACGAGCCTTAATGAATAGTAAATTACCATTAAGAAATTTTAATTCTTTTAGGATATAAATATGATTAATTAATTTGATTTTAGTAGAAGCATCGGAAATACTTGTATATAATAGTGATAATTTATGTCCTCGCTTAAAGAATTGTTGTATGTTATTATTTAAAATTTCTAGAAGTCTTTTATTATCATTAATTGGTTCTTTATAGAGAACAATAGATTCTGTAATCATGTGTGAATTACTCGTTTAATCTTAAAATCTTGGATAGCAAGCGAACAGATTGGACAGGGTTTTGCATTCATTGGTAAACCTTGTTTGTTAAATCTTGTTACTATTATTGTATGAATCTTTTTACCTTTACATGCTATTATTGCAGCTATTTCAGCGTGTAAGTATATATTGAAGGGTTTTCCTGCTAAAATAGCATAATGTTGTTGTAAAGGATGAGTTTTATTGTAATTGTTTTGTCTTGTTGCAATTATTCTACCATCATATCCTATACAGGATGCTGTTATAATAGGTTTTATAGGAATGACCGACCTTGATACTGTGAGTAGGTATTCATACTTTTTTCTGCTTTATCAATTTTCCTACTTTGTTTGATGATAGGAATATAGATATATACTAAATATATTAGTGAGACTACGATTAGTACAAAATAAATATAACCTCTATTCATTTTAAATCCGTTTGTTTTGTATAGATAATAGGTAGGTATTACTTTAATGCTGGATGAAGCCATTTACCATATTTTTTGAAATCGTCATCTGGTGGGATGTGTGTGAAATCATTGTTGGTAATTCCATAGGCAATGCATTTTGCTGTGCATTGCTGTCTATATGGTGACGTATGGGATGGAGCACTATTAGCTTCTAGTACATAGGATTTACCATTACTATCTACCATTACATCTACTCCACTGATGTAGAGAGTGGATAGTTTATATGCTTTGTATGCAGTTTCAATAACGTCGATGGGCCAGTCTTTCCAACGTACATTCTCAAACTTACCACCTTGCGCTACATTCCAAGCAATTGCTTGTGGATCTTTGGGGATTTTCCTTGTTACCCAGGCAACTCTACCTTGAATAAAACATACACGATATTCTACTACTTTTGGGATATATTCTGAGATATATCCGTTTATATAGAGTGTAGGCTGACTAAGTAATGTTCCAATTAAATCATCTCTTTGTTCACAATAAACTAAATTCTTACCTTGTGCATGATGTTGTGGTCTAATAATACAGGGATATGTAATGTAAGGATCAGTGTGATTGAACCAAGTTTTTGGTGTAATTTCAGGATGATTGATTTGTAGTTGTGCTCTAAAATCTCGTTTACTGTTAACTACTTCAATAGAAATAGCTTTATTTAAAACATGAGGATTTCCTTGAACTTGTGATGTACATCCCCACCGTAGAATTGTATCTAATGGAGAGAATAAAAGTGGTTTATCATTTCTGATAATTGTGATTGGTTGTTGTGAGTATTGTTGAATTGCTTTTGTTGTGGTGTTACCTAGACCACGACGACGTA